TGGGAAAAGATATTATTGAAGGTGTACCTTTTCATTATCCTGTACAAGGAAAGTGTATTAAAGCACGAGGAGAAGCAACATGATTCAAGCACTTATTGGACCAGTAACAAGTCTATTAGATAAGTTTATTCCTGATGCAGATGAAAAGGCTAGAATTGCACATGAGCTTGCCACTATGGGTGAAAAACATGCTCAACAGTTAGCACTTGCTCAAATAGAAGTTAACAAAGCTGAAGCTGCTAGCGGCAGCATATTTAAAGGTGGTTGGAGACCTTTTATAGGTTGGGTATGCGGTGTGGCTTTTGCATATCATTTTGTTTTACAACCAATTATTTTGTTTGCAGTTACAGCTTATGGATTAGAAATACCAGCATTGCCAGAGTTTGATATGACAAGTCTTATGACTGTACTTGGTGGTATGCTAGGTATTGGTGGTTTGCGTACTTATGAAAAGCAAAAGGGGCTAACTAAATGAATATAGAACAACTTAGAGAGGAGCTTAAGATTGATGAGGGAGTTAAGTATGAAATTTATCTTGATCACCTTGGCCTCCCTACTTTTGGCATTGGGCATCTTGTTTTGGAGTCTGATGAAGAGTATGGAAAACCAGTCGGAACTTCGATTACAGAAGATCGAGTCAACGAATGCTTTGCTCGCGACGTCGATGTGGTGCTCAATGAATGTAAAACGCTCTTCCCCAGTTTCGAAGTATTGCCCGAAGAAGTCCAATTAATTATTGCTAATATGATGTTTAATATGGGAAGACCAAGACTTAGTAAGTTTAAAAAGTTTATTGCAGCTGTAGCAATTAGTAATTGGCAAGAGGCTGCAAATCAAATGGTTGATAGCCGTTGGTATAAGCAAGTAACTAATAGAGCAGATCGACTTGTTAACCGTATGAGAAGTATATAAAACACCCTATAAGGGGAAAATCGTCATTATATACTTAAGAGGTTAACAACATGAGAAACGTAGAATATCTAGGCCCATCAATGCCTATTTCAGAAGAAATTGATAAAATGAAATATCGTCTAGAGGGCGAAACGTTTAATGAAAAAATAAAAAGAATAGCAAGAGCGCTAAGTGACGGTATTGAACATCAATATGAACTGGAAGATATTCTAGGTCAAATGCGTTTTCTTCCTGCTGGTCGTGTTCAAAACGCCATGGGAAGTCCTCGCATTACTACTGCCTATAACTGTTTTGTAAGCGGTCACATTGAAGATTCGATGAATAGCATTATGCAAAGAGCTTGTGATGCTGCGGAAACAATGAGACGCGGAGGCGGCATTGGTTATGACTTCTCACGCATTAGACCTCGTGGCGATCTCATTAAATCTCTTGATAGTAAATCTAGTGGTCCTGTTAGTTTTATGGGCATTTTTGATTCCGTTTGTCAAACCATTGCTTCAAGCGGTCACAGGCGTGGGGCGCAGATGGGCGTACTTCGCGTGGATCACCCTGATATTCTTGACTTTATTCGGGCCAAGCGTAATAGCGACAAGCTTACTGGCTTTAATATTTCTGTAGGAATTACAGATGCGTTTATGGAATGTCTTGAAGACACTACTAAAACTTTTGATTTAGTATTTGAAGGTCATGTTTATAAAACACTTTCAAATAATGAAGTACATGAGCTTTGGGACGAGATTATGGAGTCTACTTGGGACTGGGCAGAACCTGGGGTTTTGTTTATTGATCGCATTAATGAAATGAATAATCTTTATTATTGTGAAACAATTGAAGCAACTAATCCTTGTGGTGAACAGCCACTTCCACCGTATGGTGCTTGTTTGCTTGGGTCTTTTAATCTTACTAAATATGTAAATATTAATCCGCACGATCATAATACATTTGATTATTCTCAATTTACTAAAGATATCAAAGAAGTAGTACGTGCTATGGATAATGTAATTGATAGAACAATTTATCCGCTTAAAGAACAAGAGGATGAAGCTAAAAATAAACGTAGGATGGGGCTTGGCGTTACTGGGCTTGCAAATGCAGGTGAAATGCTTGGCTATATGTATGGTACAGAAGCTTTTCTTATTTGGATGGGTGCAGTATTTAAAACACTTAGAGATAAAACATATCTTACATCATCAGAATTAGCTAAAGAAAAAGGTACATTTCCACTTTACACTGAAGAATATTTAAAAGGAAAATTCTTTGCAACGCTAAGTGAAGAAGTTAAAACGGAAATTAAAAAACATGGTATCCGTAACTCTCATCTCACTAGCATTGCTCCTACTGGCACAATTAGTCTCGTTGGAGATAACGTTAGCGGAGGAATAGAGCCTGTATTTAGTCACTATTACGATCGGACAATTCAAACTTTTGAGGGGCCGAAAGTTGAACGAGTAGAAGATTACGCATACTCTAAAGGAGTTGAAGGTCGCGCTGCTAACGATATTAGTGTACAAGAGCATCTCGAAGTGTTGTTGCTTGCACAAAAATATGTTGACAGTGCTTGTTCTAAAACTTGTAATGTCGGAGATGACGTAACATATGAAAGTTTCAAACAAGTTTATGTTGATGCCTGGAAAGGCGGGGCGAAAGGATGCACAACGTTTAGACTTAGTGGTAAAAGATTCGGGATCCTCAACGCGCCCGTGGAAGAAGAAACGAAGGTATCTAGCGAAACTCAGGAAATGGTTGAAGAAGAAGGAAAGGTTGAGGCTTGCTTCATCGACCCGACAACTGGCCAAAAAGAGTGCGCGTAATAATTATATAACGGAGGGGTAAAATGGCAGAAGAAGTAGTTTCTGTTGTCGATATTGCATCGGCGGGGGTAGTCGTTGACACCCCTCCCATTGCGCTAGGCTCTAATGTTTTCACAGACGTTAGAAATGTTAGGTTTAAAGACGGCGCAGTAAGAAAGATTACTGGTGAATTATTACTTAACAATATTACAAGTGACATTACTACATCAGGTGAAACTTTTGGACAAACACGATATTTTGCTGTATGGGAAAACCCTAACTTAGCACCGCATGGTTGTTACTATATTTGGGTTGTTGATTATGTACGTAATAATATTATTGTTGGTCAAAAAATTTATGTGCAAGATCACACAGGAACTAAACGAGATATTACACCAGCTGCATTAAACAGCGGCGATGGTTTTACGTTTACAACTTACGGTTGGCAACATACTTTATTTAGTGGTGGATTTACCTTTATTATTAATAATGGTATTGATAAACCACATTATATTCTTGACACGGCAGGTAATACAAATATTAATGATCTTGTTCTTGCAGAGCTTCCGGGATGGGATAGCTATCAAGTTGAACAGATTGTTCATGAAGATACTTATTCACAAGGTGCAAGTACAGTATTTGATCTTGGACAAAAGGTAGACTTTACTGTTAATCAAATTCATGTAACAGGAACTAATAATAAATCAGCACAGGCAGGTAGCCCTGCTGGTTCAGGCACAGTAAATGGAACTAACTTTGTTCCAGGAAATTTACCGGGAACTATACCTACTGTATCAGGTAATAACTTTCAAATTTATACAGATACATCTACTAATACTACAGTTATTGTAATTGGTGGGTTATCAGTAGGTGACACTGTAAAAGTAAATATTGAATCAAGAAATCCTGTATCTTGTCGAGCAGGAATTGTACAATCATTTGGCGACTTGTTAGTTGCAGGTGATCTTACTGAAGTAGATTCAACTAATCCTGCTAAGATTATTCGTAGACTTTCGGGTGTAGTGCGTACATCAGATGTTGCAGTTCCAGGATCTGTTCCAAACAATTGGAATCCGTTTGCAGCAGGTGTAAGTACAGCAGATGAATTTACTTTGTCTGAAACAAACGTTATTCAAGAAATGAAATCACTGCAAGGTAATATGTATATTTACAGTACAGACAGTATTCACGTTATGCGTCTTACTGGTAATGTTGCAGCGCCTGTTTCATTTGCGCCTAATACAGATGAGTATGGTTGCCTTACTACAGGTGCCGTTGTAGAATATGACGGTAAACATTTTGTAGTAGGTGCTAACGACATTTATACATTTGCTGGAAACCCAGGAAATATTCAATCTCTTTCAGATAACAGAGTTACTGAATACTTTTATAATAACCTTAATCCAATTCATGAACGTCAATTGTTTACGCTTCAAAACCATCAAGAAGCAGAAATATGGGTGTGTTATCCAACTCTTAATTCAACAGGTGGAGAATGTGATGAAGCACTTATATGGAATTACAGAGACAATACTTGGACTATTCGAGATCTTGATGCGGTTGCAGCTGGAGATGTTGGTCCGATTAAAGGTGGCGGTATTCCAACTGCTACAATTGCCGCAACGGGGAACAGCGGTAATGCAGGTTATACTAATCGCGGTAAACGAGAGACTCAAGCAGTTACTATTAATGGTAAAACGCCTAAAAAGACAGTAGGTACTAAAGCTATTAAAACAGTAGCAGTTGGTACATTTAGTAGCTTTACTACTGATGTGCTTGAAGTTGTAGATCTTACAGTAACAGGTGATACTGGTCCGAATACTGTTAACGCAGTAAGCACACTTACTTATCCATCGTCAGCAACATTTACTTATGATCGTGATAAGTCTACACATCTTGATGGTGGTGCTAGTGCTGTTATTAACGGTGACGCTAGTATTGGTAATGTTAGTTTTCCTGCTAGTGCTATTCTTGGCACTAATTATGCAGATGGTGCTACAATTACTATGACACAATTTGTAGCCGCTATTCGTGATTATATTAATAGTAACAATGCCTTAGCAGACTTTACAGCAACAGCATCTACTAATGTTCTTACACTTACTTCTGACGTCCCTGGACCTCGTGCATTTAGTACATCTACTTTTGCAGTGTCTGGTAGTGGTTCAACAACTAATATTTCGCCTAACTCTACAACAACAGGAATAGGTGTATACGGTATTACAGCGGCACTTAGCCCTGCTATTTCAATGACTATCACGGCACCAGCCGTAAGCGGAGTACAAGGTGCAATCAACGAAACAATTACTCTTACAAAAAATCTCACAGGTCAAGCGGCGATTAGAGATGATATTGTGTCTAAATTATCTGCTCTTAGCGTTTTTAGCGGTAGTTCTTCTGCTATCTATAGTGTTGCAGCTAATGGAAACAATGTAAGATTTACTTCGGTTAATGGTGGAAACCATAGTGCTTTGACAATTGCTTTTGCAACTGATTATCAAGGTACGGGTTATAGTGAAACAACTTTTGGTGGCAATCTTACTTCTTCAGTAAGTGTAGTTACTACAGGTGTTGATAACAGTATTCCACAACCAGTACTTACAGTAACGTTCCCAGATGCCTCTACAAGCACTACAGTACTTAGCGGTACTCAGACTAGAGCTACAGTAGTAACGGCAGTTAGTACACTTATTAATGCTAATAGCGGATGGAGCACAACTACAGGAACAGGCCTTGTTACAGCTACAGCTGCAACAGTTGGTATTGTTAGTAATAACTTTACAGTTACAGTAGCTAGTACAGGTAGTTTACCTGCTGGTTTTAGTAACAGTACTTTTACAGGCGCTCAAACAAGAGCAGGACGGGCCGCACACAGTACTACAGATCGTATTACTATTACGCCACCTGAAGGTAACGCAGTAACAGTAAACTTTGATAGTACAACAGCATTTGACCCTGACTCTGGAAGTTCGCCTACTAATGTAGAAGAAATCACAGCTACAGAAATTGCTACAGCTATTCAAGCTGCATGGACAGATACAACTTACTTTACCGTAAGTCGTTCTAATGAAGTACTTACATTTACTAGTGCAGATAGAAAAAATGTAACAGGTTCTTTTGCTTATACTGTAACTCCAGGTAATACTCGTACAGGTACGCTAGTATCTCCTTTGATTGCTAATTCAACAGGAAGTAATATTTCAGTTACAGAGGGTGTTGCGGCTACCTATGCTAAAATGACTCGTGTTACAATTACTATTAACACAACTAGCGGCAGTAGTGTAATATTTGACAGGCATTATGGTGAAGGTCCGGGTAGACTTTTAGATCCTGCCTTTACAGCAGCAGCGAATGATAGTACATATGGTGATACTAGTCATACTAATGCTACTGACTATCTTAATGCTTATTACGATCCTGATAAAACACAAAACTCTACAGAGTTAGCTAAGCCAAATGGTACAGTGTCTACACTACAAAGTGCATTACTTGCAGCACTAGCTGAAATTAGCACTAATAATGCATTGATTGTAACACCAGACAGTACGTCTGCTCCTACTTCAATTGGCATTAGCCCTAGCCAGTTTAGTTCGGGCGCTAACTATGTAACCGCATTTAGTCCAGCTACACAAGTGGTAGCAGCTAGTGTAGCTCCTACAACTAATAATTTAGTAGCCGTAGCAGAAGGCAACACAGTAGCTACAACTAACCCTACGCAAAGTACTTCAGGTACAAACATTAGTACTACATTTGATATTGTTAGATCTTGGTCTAGCAGTCAAACTAACCCTAATAAGTTGTTTCCTATTTTTGTAGAAAGTGGTTATGTAAGCGGTACGTTGTTTAATCGTGTTAGAGCAGCAGATCTTGGTTATGATTTTGGTGGCACTCCATACATTTCTTATGCGGAACGTCAACAATTATCTATTACTCCAAACTTTGATACTGAAACATTAAACAGTATTGCTTTATGGGCTGATGGTGGAACTGTTACTACAGTTGGCGGTGAGCCACAACGTGCTACTCTTCAAGTTAGGGCAAGAGCTACTAATTATCCTGGAGAAAAGGCATTCCTTACTACGATAGAAGACAATACACAGTCTAATGCCAAAGCTAATAAACTAGTTGTAAACGGATTTACTGTTGCTGATGCATATAAAACAGATATGCGTATTACAGGTCGATTCTTAAACTACAGAATTGATGATGCAGCTGCAGACACAAGTAGTAGCTATACAGGAAGTAATACTAGAGCGTGGAATGTATCAGGCTTTCAGCTAGGCGTAATGAAAGGAGGCGTTAAGTAATGGCAATTCAAAATCCGCCAATTACAGAACAACCAGCTTTAGACTTTACATTACTTGAAATGGTTAAGCTTGTTAATGAGCTTGAGCAACAAAATATTCAATTAATTAAAGACATTAAAGAAGCTACTAACTTCGCTGATTTACAAGCAAAGGTAAATAGACAATGATAAAAAAGATTGAGGACAATAATGTATTCGAAGCTATTCAGCTTATGAATAAATCAACTGAAGATAATAACTACTTTGGGTATGATCGTAATGAATCTGTTTGGATTCAATACTTTACATCTCTTGTAGAAAAGCAGAATGAAGGAAGCCCTCACGTATTAGTTATAGGTGACTATGATGACAACGGTAATTTAAGAGGGTTTCTTTCAGCTGCAACATTTAGTAATTATTATAATAAAGAATGGGTTATGGATGTTAAAGATTGCATTGTAGATCATGACTACAATAATGCTTTTGTTGTCTATAGGTTATTTGACGCTATGATTGAACACGTTAAAGCTAACGGTGGTCGTCATTGGCGAGCCGACTCGATCAGGGGTGAGCAAGAAGCTCTTGATTATGGTCGTTTCTTGCAACATAGATATAATGCGGCATTGCACGTTTCAGTGAGAGGCGTATTACAGGAGAAATAAATGATTGAAGATTCAAATCCTAATCTAGGGATTTACGATATGACAGTAGAGGTTTCAAAAGACGCTCCAAAGTTTTTACGTTATAAACTAAACGAAAACATTTGTAATGGCGGTGGTAGTAGTGGGCAAACTCAGACTTCAGGAATTGATCCTGAGTTTAAACCTGATCTTCAAAAAGGATTAGGCATTTCAAGAGATTTGCTTGAACAACAACAAGCAGATCCTAGCACAGTAGTTGCAGGATTAGACCCACGCCAACAAGAAGCTCTTGGCGCACAAACATTTATGGCTAAAGATAAAATAACTGGTCGTGGATTGTATAATACTCGTGCTGCAGAAGAAAGAGCATTGCGAGATCTTGCAGGTCAAAATCTTTTAGGTGCAAGTACAGGTAACACACTTGGTTCTGCCCGTAGTCAAGCAGCAATGCAAGGCGCTTTAGCAGGGCGTGCAGGTGATTATCAAGCACAACGGCAACAAATGGCTGATATCGGTGTTGAACAACTTGGACAAGCTGGTACTACATTTCAAAAACAAAAACAAAAAGAACTTGAAGCTAAAGATACTTCACTTGATCGCTTCTTTAATCGTTTGACAGGTGTAGCAAATAAAACTACTACAACATCTGGTGGAGGTAAGTAATGGCTGTTAATATTGCACTTGACGATGAAGAAATGCAAAGGCGTATGCAACAAGTTGCGCCATTAGCACAAATGCCAACCCCTGCAGGTGCGCCAGTACAACCTAGTACTATGGATCAAGCTAAGGCTATGGGTACTCAAATGGTACTTGAAAAAGGGCTTGAAGCAGGAATGGCTAAAGCTACTCCTTTAGTAGAAGCAGGGCTAGCTAAAGGTACATCTGCTTTAACTGGAGCTGGAATGGGTGCAGGGGTTGCTACTGCAGTACCTTATATTGGCGCTGGTTTACTTGCAGGTAAAGCACTAGGCTTATTTAGTAACGGCGGTCGTGTTGGTCCTTTGTATGCGGCTGATGGAAAAATGGCTTACCCATCTTACAGAAGTAATTACAGTGATTTGAGTGATGCTGAAATTCTTAAATTAAGCCCTGAAGAGCAAGATGAATATATTAAAACTATTGGCATTGAAGAAGCAATGGATGCTATGTATAATTATAAAGGCGGCAGGGCTGGCCCATTGTCTAAAGTAGAATACAAGTCAGCTGGCGGTGACGTCTATAAACTATCTTATGGTGGTCCAATAAGCAAAGGAGTGTAGTATGGCAACAATTCCATATCAACCAACGTATACTACGACTCCGAAATATGGTCTTAGGTATGGTCCATCTCAATTCGCTCCTACAACAGGTACAGCAGGGCAAGGCAGTGCTAGCCAACAGGTACCTCCAGCTACACTGGGAACACAACAAGGCGGCTATACAATGGCTGATCCTTTTTCTGGCAATCAACAGTTTGCTCAACAACAAGCTTCATATGCACCAACACAAGCTTCAGGTGTAAGCAATGCGGCTTACTATGGGCAACCTATTCAAGGAGTATCTGCACAGCCAACTACAGGTTTTCGTAGGCTAGCTCCGGGAATGACCCAACCACCCCCTGTTTCTACACCAACGCCTACCCCGCCTATGACAACAGAGCCACCTGTACAGCCAACCTCTTATGGCATGGTAGATCCTTTTAGTGATAATGACGAGTTTAGACAATCGCAAGTAGCGCAAAGAGATGCCTTCAGTAATACCTTTGGTTATACTAGAGGCACTCAAAATCCTGTAGGTGTCTTAGGCATGATTCCAGGAGTAGGTTTTGCAATGAATGCGCTCGGTTATAACCCAAATGAAGGTTATACTTATGGTACAGGAGGAACTACAGATGCTCAAGGAAATATGTTTGGTAACTATGGTCAAGCTTTTGATCCCCTTACTGGTAAAGCAGTAGCTTCCTTCGGTGGTCCTGTTGGTATGATGGATGTTGGTAAATCAGCACTTGGTCAAGTAGGTATATTTGGATTTGATCAATCAAATATGATTGAGCCTTATCGTGCTACTGATGCTATGATAAGGCAAGGAATTACAGATGCAAGCCTTGCAGGATTACCTAGTATTCCTGGAGAGGTATCTATTGCTGCTATTAGCCCTGATAAACCAATGACTAATCTTGGAACAAACGAATCATTTAATGAAGCGGCATCAGCAGGAACAGTTACAGATGGTAATGGTAATCCAGTAACTAGTACAGCCCCTGATGGGACTAAAACAGTAGTTACAACTGGTACGCCAATTCAACAAGCAGCTGCTAAACAAGCTTATGCTTCAGGTAATACAAAAGCACCTGCAGGATCTTCAGCAGCAGTTCAAGCAGTGTTAGATAGCTTAGATCCATCTAAAGCTATTTCTTCAGATGTAACAACATCTATTAGCGATATTGTTAGTGGAACAGGAATGACACCTGCATCTACAGGTAGTAGTAGCTCTAGCGCTAAGCCGAGTACTCCTGCACCAAGTAGTGTTGCAAATCCTGCAAACTATAATAATAAAGATGGAGTACCATCAAAACCGTCATCCCCTCCTCCCGGACATCCTGAATATAACAAAGGTGGAAACGATGATAGCTCAAGTGGAGGCAAATAATGAAACTTAAAAGTCTTACAAATAAAGACCGATATGGTAATATGTTCTCCGTTGAGTTCTTTGAGCCGCAAACATCGGTTCCTATGATGATGCTTATTCCTGAGATGGAAGAAGAGGGTTATAACGGTGCTACTGTAGAAGGGCATCCCGGAGATCCTAAAGGTACTGATACAGTCCCTGCATGGCTAACTCCCGGAGAAAACGTAGTTAATGCAGAAGCCTCTCGTATTCCGGGCAATCAAGAAATGATTGATCAAATGAACGAAGAGGGTCGAGCTATACAACAAGCACAAGGTGGACCTATTCCTACCTATGAGGCAGACGGTGGCACAATGCCAGCAGCTAGTATTGATGGTAATGAGTTTGTTAAAGCAGCTCAAGCAGTAGGTTTACCAACAAATAAATCAACTTTAAATAAAATAGTTAAACTTGTTAATCAAGGAATAAGTGTTGCACAAGCTGCAAAAATAGTTGCAGGTGTTCCAAAGTATGAATACAATGGCGGTATGATTCCTCCTATGTATTCAGCTGAAGGCGAAACAGTATTACCACTTGGATTACGCCAAAATAATCCAGGGAATATTAGGTCTGGAAAAGATAATTGGTTAGGGCTTACTGAAGGTGGTAATGAAGGTTATGCTCAGTTTGAAAGTCCTGAATATGGACTTCGTGCTATGGCGCGTACGTTAGGTACTTATGCAGACACACATGATATTGGGACTATCGATGGACTTATTGATCGATATGCTCCTGCTGGAGATAACACTGAAGAATCGAGAGCAAACTATAAAAGTGTTCTTGCAGATACACTAGGTGTAGGTGTTAATGATCCTATTGACCTTAAGGCCGCACGTAATCAGCTTATGCCAGCTATGATTGGATTTGAGAATGCTAATAATATGCCATATACTCAAGATCAAATTAATATGGCAATTCAAGCGGCAGGAACAGATGATCCAGCAGCAGTTAGCGAAATACTAGCTGGTATGCCACCTAAAAAAGACAGTGGTTTTTCACTTATTTCTTCGGCAAATGCAAGTACTCTTGTTCCGGAGCTAGATCAAGCACCACCACCAGTCTCAAGAGGCGGCACACCAATTGATTCAGAAGCGCAAGCTGCAGGGATGCGCTTTAATGAAGCAATACCTGAGTATATGCGTAACAATAAGATGGAAGGTAAAACTGATTACGGTGATGTTATTTATGATTCAGATGGCACCCCACAAGCAGTAAACCCTAATCGCATTTCGCCTGAAGCTAAACAAAAAATTATTGATAAGTTTGTAGAAAATGGCGATCAAGAAATGTATGATCGTAGAATAGCAGAATATGAGCAAGCAGTAAAACAAGATGAAGCTCATAAAAAATATAAATCAGATCAAGCAGAACTTGAAAAAACACAAGAAACATCTAAACGAAATGAAACAATTGCAACACTTGAAGAGCGTAGAGATCAAGCAATTGTTAACGGTGATGATGATTTAGCTGCTGCTTTGCAAAAAGAAATTGATGGAGTTCCACCTATTGAAGGTGTCCCTCCTACAAACAATGCGCCAGCAGATACAGATGATACATCATTAAATCCTATTGTAAATAATATTATAGCAGAAGGCTCTCAAGAAAAACAACCTGACAGCGATAACACTAGCGAAGATGAAGTTATAGACGCAGGTAAGAATGCACCAGATTCTTTAAAAGAAACATTTAAACAAGGTTTTATAAATGCTTTTGGTGATTTGTTTAGTGCAAAAGAATTAGCAAGAATGGCAATTTTGTATACGGGATCTCGTATCTTAGGGTATAGTCATAATGGCTCTTTAGCTTACGGTGCTAAGAGTTATATTTCTAGAATTGATGCTAGAGATAAACAAGAGTATGAACTTGTAAAAGCTAACGCTAAAAATTACACTACAGAATCTTTTAATAAGTATATTGAAACACGAGATATGGATGATCTTATACCTGTAGTTGAAGTAAAAGAACGCAAAGCAGGTGACTATCTTTATGTACCTAGGGCAGGTGGCAATGTGCCTTCAATAGATGTTGAAGGTGTTCCTCATGTTAGTGTTAGAGATATTAATGGGCCTGATGGTAAACCTGATGGTAAAGTTGATTCTTATGATCTTGAAAATGCAATTAATGTAGGCGGCGTTAAGACAGTAGATAATATTCATAACCCAACTACTGTAGAAGCTGAATTTAGTAAAACATTATCGGATTTAGAAAGCACTATAAATAAAAGAAGGGGCGTAGGTAATCAAGGTTCAGACGCAGTAGCGTTAGGGCTTAACGATCCTGTTGTGGCAAGTGCTGCAATGACTCTTTATTTCCAAGATCTTCAAGACTTTAGTGCAGATCCAGCAAAAGCATACATGCTTAAAGGCCAAATGAAAGAAGCAATTCGAGAGTGGTCAGAAGCAATGGCAGCGTATGCTAATGACCCTAGCAGTATGGATGATCCGTCAAAATCTTTGTCTGCTTATTATTTTAAACGTAGGATTAAAGATCGAGTTGATGTTTCTGCATCTGCATTTGGTGATACTACCCCTGAAAAAATGGTAGAGATTTATCGGGATACAAGTGCAGGGCTTAATGATTTACAAACTCAAACAGTTTATAAACGTGCCTTGCGTCTTTATAATATTGCAAAGCAAAATAAGATAGATATGAAAGGGTTTGATTTTAAGGGAACAAATGATGTAGGTTATAATGGTTTTGCATTTTTCTTGCATCAACTTAATCAAGGCGATGATCGCGCAATTGCAGTCTTTAATGCAGCAAAAAAGTTTGAGACTAAAAAGGAGTAATTTATGGCTGATGACTTTAGTTTAAAAGATCATCAAGGTAACAGTTCTTTTGTTATTGATGGTGATACTGAGTACAATAATGAAACAGGCAAACGTGAACGTTTAGCAGGTGTTAACGCTCGTGAAACAGCTAAAGTTAGCAAAGATAAATATGGTGAAGACGTATTTGAAGCTCCTGAACTTGGATCTGCAGCTCAACGAGAAGCATATAAAAAAATTGTTGAGCAAGGAGGCTTTAACTACAAAGTAAATACAGGCAAGTATGACAGCAATGGTCGAGAGATTATTGAAAGATACGATGCTGATGGTAATAGTCTTTCTGAAACTTTAATTGCAACAGGAATAGTTAGGCCTGATATCTATACTAGTCCTGAAGCTATTCAAGCAAGGGAAGACTATTTACTAAGAGAACAATTAACAGGTAAGCCTGGAAATTTTTCAGAAATTGCTAACGATGTTGAGCAAGCAAGAGAAATTACTGGGCTTGCTTTTAAACAAACTGCTTTAAATGAAGCTGTATATAATCCTGATATTCATTCAGGTGTTGCTTTTAGAGATCACGATAGAACGCTAGATAACAAAGGCATTGGTATTCTTGGTCAAATGGGTGACGCTTGGGATGCTGGATGGGTTGGTGTACGCGAAGGGATGTACGGATACCTTGAAGGCATTGGCGTGATGACTGGCAGTGAAATGCTAGAAGGTATTGGGGCGCAAGGCACTATGCGAGCGCGAGAAGAACTTCGTAATGCGCCTGAAGGTATTTTAGATTATCGTGAAGTAGATGGTCTATTAACAGGCTTTCAATATGTTATGAATAATGCTGCAATGAGTGCGCCCTATATGGTTACTACTTTTGGAGCAATGGCAGCTGCAGTTCCTGCTACAATGATTGGAGGACCACTTGCAGGTGCTATAACCTTTGGTTTACCAAACTCGTTCATTTATGGTGGTCATGCTTGGAACGAAATGGAAGGCGAAAAAGGTGCTGAACAGTTTGCAGTAGCTACAACAGTGGGTGTTGCTGCTTCAGTATTAGATCGCTTTGGTTTGTCTAAGTTGTTTTCTCCTACCCAGCTATTAAGTAAAGCAGGTGTTAAAAAAGTAGCTAAAGAACTAGCAGAAAAACGAGGTGTTTCTGAGGTAGTTGCTGAATCAGCGCTTAGAAAAGCAACTCGTGAAGAACAAAAGGCAGCAATTAGTATGCTAGGTTCGTTAACACCTGACGATCTTGCTAGATTTTCGGGAAGCCAATTAGGTAAACGAGCAATGGCTGGTGCTGCAATGGAATCAGCAACTGAGATTGCACAGGAAGGGCTTCAGTACGGCGCAGCTGTAGGTTTTTCTGATAAAGAATATAATGCAGATCAATTGTTTAATCGTCTTGTAAATGCAGGTATTGCAGGTGGTGTGCTTGGTGGAGGCCTAAGTGCTGCTGCTAATGTATATACGCAAGGTAAACAAGAAGTATATCGCCAAGGAAAAGCTCCTGGAGACCAAGATCGCTATCGGACTATGAATCAAGCTAAAATGAATAAGTTACAGCGCGATGGCAGTGTTGAAAGCATTGAAGAAAATATTGAGAATAAAGATGCACAACAAAACAGATCGCAACAAGCAAGGGCTGCAATTACGCCTGAAGAAAAGGAACGAGCTGTTGTTGGTAATCTTACAGAGGCACAACTAACTGAAATTACTTCTGGTTCCTCAGTTAATGCTATTCAAAGTGAACTTGATACGCTTGAGCAAGCACTTACTAATGCAGAAAAGCGTGGTGCAAATACAAGCAGAATTAAAGCAGCTATTGAAAATAAAAAAGCTGAGTTAACACAGGCTAAACAATTACAAACGCAAGCAATTGCAGAAGTAAAAAGAAGGAGTGAAGGTGCAAAGCCATTAACTAGCGAAGAAGTAGCATCTGTTAGAGAAAGAATTCGTCTTGCAGAGTTAGAAAGGCCTTCAGATGTAAAAGGTGTCTTTAATAATGAATCACAAAAACATATCAATAAAGTTAGAGGTGCTAAAAACTTTATAACTAATCTTGTTGATCTTTCTGATTTTGCCTCTAAGGTAGGAACTGGTTTAAAGAGATTATTTCAAGCAGCAGAACGCAGCGCAATTGAAATGTCTAAGCTAGTTAAAGACGCATCTTTGCTAGATATTTTTGCAAGAGTTGGACAGTTAACTACTGGTGTTTATCACGCTGGTAAAAACTTTAAACAATTTGCAGATGAACTTATTTCAGAATTTAAAATGTATGTCGATGAAAATTATATAGCTAAACGTTTATTTAACAAAACAATGAATGCAAGCAATGTAATTAAAGCTTCAGCAGAGATAAGAGCTTTTGCAAGTAATGAAGGTGTAACTAACGGTAGTGTTTTTCAACAGTATATTGCTTGGCTTCAAATAAAAGAAACAGGTGTTCCTTGGGTAGAGTTTTATAAACCAAGTGGAAAGCAAAAAGCTTATACTGAAGAACGCGCGCAAATACTTTATGAAGCATCTATGCAAATTAAAACTTCGTATGATGTAGTAGTTGCTAGGATTAATGAAGAATTGCTTAAAGAAGATCCTAAAGCAACACCTTATACGCTTGATCCTGATTTTTGGTGGCAAAATAGAGGTTTTGATTGGCACAAAGTAAGAAAAAATAAAGCTAAGTTTAAGGCATGGTTACGGTCAAATGGCTTTGATGAAACTCAAGCTGAAATTATGTATCAAAATATTGCTTACCGTGGCCAGGCAAACTTTGTAGAAAACTATTCACATGTTAATGGAGATACTTTTTATCCTCCTTTTTTAGAATCTAAAATATTAGATCTTAGTAAACAAAAAGGATTTGAAGATTTTGCTAGCGAAAATATATTTGAACAGCTTAATAAAGCACAAGTAGAAGCAGCAAAGTATATCTCTATTACTAAATACTTTGGGCATGGTGGTAGAAAGCTTGACTTTTTAATTAGCGAAGCAATACGTAATAACGCAGACAATGATCCTAACGATCCTAATGCAATTACAAGAGAAGACATTGAGCAATTTGCTTTTTATATGAAGGCAATTATTGATAGTACTCATGGCAACTTTAATGCTATTGAACAACCACAATGGGCTGCTATTAATCGTTTCTTAACCTCATGGTCTATCTTTGCAGGATTACCTTTGTCTACTATATCATCTATTCCTGAAACAGCTATGATTTATTATGGTCTCCAGGATGATGCTGATTGGAAAATGGCTAATAAACAATTGATTACTCAATTAGCTGGAGCATGGGATAAAGCCACTGCTGAAGAGGTTAAGCGTACCGCTGACTTAGTTGATAGAGTTGGCATACCTATGAATAGAAATACTATTATTGATAGGCTAGCTACAGGTGAGCGAGATGTGGCTTTTATCAAAGCGCATGAGACTTTCTTTACTTATATTGGAATTAAAAACTTTACTCAATTTCAACGTAGAATGAATGCTGGACTTGCTATTGATTTTATTAAGTCTAGAACAAGTATACTTGTAAATGCACCTTTAAAACCTGTATTGTATTCAGCAGTAAAGCAGAAGAATCAAGATGATTTTGATTTTTTAAATTCAATTGATGAAATTGAAGTTGAAGAGGGTAAATTAGGATTTGATTTTGACGAAATGAATGCTGAAGAGTTAGAAGCTTGGAATGCATTAAATGATTTAGGGCTTGATGTTGAACGCATGGTAGAAATTATGCGTGATACAGATGAACTTTATCGTGATCAAATTTTTAATCCTACTAATACAAAGATTAAAGATAATGATTATATGTTACCTCCTTCTCCAAAACAAGCCGCAGTTCTTTCTGCATTTCAAAACTCTAAAGATAATAGAGGCACTGAAAGTGATCAAGAATTAATTGCAAAAGCACAAGAACTTGAAAATGAAATAAATGAACAACTTGAAACAGCTGTGTATCGTTTTGTTAATGAGCGAATTCAAAATCCTCAAGCTGCAAACAGACCTTTGTTTTTTCAAGATCCGCATTATCAATTGTTAACTCAATTTAATGGTTTTATTTCTACATTTACAGCAGTAGTAATTCCTAAACTTTGGAATCAGTATTTGCGTAAAGGTAATCCTCAAGTTAAATATAATACTTTTGCTTTAATTGTAATTATGATTAGTCTTGGTGGAGCAAGCCAGTATATTAAAGATTTATTAAAGTTTGGAAAGCCAAGCCCTTATCTTGATACTACAGGTTATGCTCAAAGAGCAGTGTATGCATCTGGTGTAATCGGTCAATACGAGCGTTTAGCAGATGTAGTTTCACCATTGTATCCTAGCCGTGATGATTGGTTAATGTCAACTATTTTAGGCGAAGCAGGCCCAACAGTTAGAAATATTCAAACTCTTGGCAGTGCAATTGGATTAGGCATGCAAGGCGAAGGAGAACGTGCAATTTCAAAAGGCTTAGGTGCAGCACCGTTAATTGCCCCTGTTACATCTGTACGTAAAGGAATAGCGCAAGGACTTACTGGTCAAAACCCTTTTGAAAACACTACAGTCGGTAATGTAGCAGGAGAGGTAGCAGACTCAGCTGAAAACCTAGCTAGAAAACTTTTTAATTAAACAACTACGGCGGTCCCCCTAAGGGGCCGCCATACTAGGAGTATAATAATGGCTATTAGAGCACAACAACAAAGAACTAGTGGAGATATTCGCCGCGCTCAAGATCAAGAGATGGCACGTATTGAGGCTGAAAGAGATGAACAAAGATTACTTCAAGAGGAGCCTAACCCTGCAGTAGCAGCTGCATTAGCAGATGAACAATCCGCAGCTGCGCTAGACCTTCCTTCTGATGTAAGTAATTTACCAGTGTCTACAGAAGACACACCTGTAGAAACAACTTCAGGTCGATTAGAACGTGAAATACAAGAGCAACAAAACCTTAATCCGCTTAAAGCTGAATTGTTAGGACAAGCTCAAGCAGAAGCTAGGGCAGGTGCTACAACTATTCCACCAACTGAATCCGATGTAGAGTCTCAAATTGAGCAACAAGTTGCAATGTCACAACGGCGAGTAATGCCAGATATTGATTATAGTTATCAAGGTGGACAAGAGCTTGCTAAACAATTACCGCTTGCTACTGCTTCTGCTTCTTCTTATGATAAAATGGTTTCAGTAGGTAATAGACTTAATGCTGCAGCAGAAATTACTTTTGCAAATGTGTTAGCTTCACCAGAACCACAATCAATTGAAATTAGAAATGCAATGCTTAACGCAGGGCTTATTACTCCTGACGGTAAAATGACACCTAAACAAGGCAATATACTTAGCTTTCAATGGTTGCAAAATACAGAGGAAGAATTAAATAAAAAAGATAAGATGATTGCTCAAGAAAAAAATCCGCAAGAATCTTATAAGTATGATGACAATACAGATGATATCGATATATTTGATGAAATAGCTTCAGGAGAGCCTATTTCAAAGCCTCATGTTGGCGACTTATTAAACCCAGAGTATGAAAGACTTAATATTTCTCGTGGAGTTATTGATAAGTCATTACCAACGCCGGATGTTGTTGATGGAATTAGAACAAGCTTTGGTGGCGCAAGTACACAAGTCCCTTCTAGCGTATTACAAGGCCTTGATGCGTTATACTGGCAAGTATTTGATGAGGCAGGATTCGTAGAAAAAGTTACTCATGGTGATAAAACAATGTATCAAATGTCTCAAGAGGCAGTTGATTATTATTTTGATGCTCGTGATGTAATGAATGATGTTATTCCTGAAACTAATTCTTTACCCTCTTTGTTTGCTGCAATTGATGGGCTTACCTTTGGTGCAGAACGAGACTTAGGTTTTAAAAAAGAAGGCAATGTATCTATTAAAAGTATGAGAGCAGTTGGCGATGACCAAGAACGACAATTCATGGATAACCAAGGTCGATCACCTATTCGTATTAATAACGATATGTTTTCAATTGGACAACGATTTGTAAACTCCATTATTCGTTATCAAGTACTTGCTAATGGTCGGATTATTCTTAATCGCAAACAGCCATTAACAGATAAAGACCCTAAACATTTTTATTCTACTAATCCTTATGCAGAACGCGTAGGTATGCATAAAGCTAAATGGGATGCTTACAAATCAGCAGCAGAAATGCGTTTAGGTATGACTGAAATTGATGCTGAAGAACAAGCAAATATGATTATGGCAATGCAAGCACGTAAGTTAGCAATGGATACTCACTATGGCTCTGAATTTTCAGATAAAATATTTTATCTTCGCAAGATGTATGCTTCTATTACAGGACGTATTCATGATAGAAATAGCCGTCTTAGCCCTCAACAAAGTAAATATGTAAGAAACTTTTTAGAGTCTGCAGTGCCTGTGTTTATTGATCTTGGTAAAACAAACAATAAAACAATTAGAGAACAAGCAGAATATGCAATTGGTCGTGCTTTGCTTTCATCTAAAGATACAGGTGGTCGGCGTATAGAAGATATTGGTTGGAACGAAACAACTAAACTTGCAAAAGAAAAAATATTTAATGATCCAGAAAATTATTCTCGAATTGTTAATATAGGCCGCAAAGTAAGAGACCTTAAAAATAATCCTTCATTAAACATTAATGAACAGTTAGAAGGTATTGATACTGATTTAGCAAATGCAACTAATGACCCTGAAGAATGGGGTATTCTATTACAAGCATATATTGATATGGCAAACTATGATGATGCAAATAGTGTATTAAAATATCAAATGACACCTGACTCTACTGTAACTGTTCAAACCAGACCAGCTGCTAGGACAATTGTATCAAGCCCGATTAATGCAGAAGGAAAAAGGGTATCGCCTCGCGCTAAACAATTAATGCAGCAATTAGAAGATGCACGTATTAATGAAGATCAAGATATGATTCAACAGTTAGAGTCAGAGCTTAATAACGAGATGAATACCTTATCTGTTGTTTCTGCTCCTGTAAAAACTGCTAGCTCTATTTGGAGACCTCGTGTTCTTATTAAGCATGACACTAAACAAAGTGGCATGGCAATTCAAGCTGCATTGTTTGGAAATGTAGATATTTTAAAACGAGTAGGCGCTATTTTTTCAGATGAAAAGAATATTATTCCTGAAGGAGATATTCGTGATTTGTTTATGGAAAATTTAGATAGCTCTATTAAAATTGCATTTACAGATGATTTAGCTAAGCAAGGTTTTTGGACTGATATTATAAACAATTTAGCAATGCAAGGAAATAGTAAAGCCGTAGCTAAAGCTCTTTCAAGAGCGCCATTGATGGAATCATCCTATGGTAAATTTATTGGCTTTATGCAAGAGACAGCAATTAAATTTATCAATGGTGAATTTGGTGATTTTATTCAAGAAAGAATTAAATATTCTAGTAATGTTTTGCCAGGATATAATGAAAATCAAGCAATAATTGATTTGAATAGGTTAATTGCGGTTAATCTTAATCGCACTTTGTCTTTTCAACAACAAAAATTGTTAAAAGATTTAGGCGCAGTGTGGGCTATTCTTGGTAATCAGAATGCTAGAGTTAGAAGTGCTACTGGTAAAATGATTTATTTAGGTGGTAAAGAAGCAATATCAACAGGTCAACAAATTAGTTTACCAACACCACGAGGTCAAATTCAACGTGATGTAACTGCAATTGTACCTACTAGTACTGGTAAAACAGAAAAAGTACCGTTAACTTTTGATGAAGAAACTTTTAAATTTAAACCTGGACAAGAAACTAAATATGGGCAGCAAGTTATTAATCAGCTTCCGGTTGTTATTATTCAGGCTTTAGATGCAGCAATTATGGTTAATACAATTAACCTTGCTAACAAAGGACGCAAAGAAAAAGGATTGCCGCCTTTGTTTATGCTTGATATCCATGATTCTATTATTTCAGATATTAACTCCGTAAGAGCTTCTCATCAATTGTATAATAAAGTAGCTAAAGAATTAACAATGCCTGGAAAACGTCAATATCCTATTTGGAAAATGATTAGTGAAGAACTTTCTCTTGGAGTTAAAGAATGGAAACAATCAATTAATCCAAAAGATACGTATGAAGTTTCAGATAGAAGCTTAACTTATCGTGGATTACATGGTCAATTGCAAGAGCTTAATAATAAAATTTCAGATGAAACTAAAAATACTTTTCCAGAAGGATTAGAGGGATTGGGTGGTTTATCAGGGCGTGAAAGTACAAAAGCTTTACGCGCTAAATTAACTGAAATTAAAAGACTAGGTTGGAAACCAGAAGGTGCAGTTATGACTGGAGAAGCACTTCAAAAAACTGTTCAGTTAATTACAAATTATTTTCAGTTAGCAAGCCGATTAAGGGCTGCTCAAGCTGAAGTTATAGCTGATAATGAAAAAGCTGCTAAACTAATTTCACCAAATTACATGGGCTTTAACTAGGAGAGATAAAATGAAAAAGAATTTTAATATACTATCTCTTAAAGGATTAGACTTTGATGATATGGAATTTGTAAAACAATTTAATCTAAATGCTAATCTTGCATACACACCAGAGTTAAATGAAGCTATTCTTGAACGTGTATATTCTGATAATGTTAAAAGTTTAATAGATGCTGGAGAAAAAGAAAACAATGCTAAAATGAAAGCAGGTAGAGAACGAGCTGTTGCTCGCCGCGAAATAGAAGCATTACTTAATAAATAAAAATACCCCACAGGGAATCCTATATGGAAACCTTGTGGGGTTTTTTTTATTTTTAACAGAAGAAGTAATCTGAATCACGTACACCTTTAATATCAAGTGTACCAATCGTAGGCACAACGCCTTGATAGCCTCTTCCGAAAGGAATACTATTATAAAAGTTATTTGTATCGTATATAGACACAAACTCTTCTCTAGTTTTATTCATAAGTAACTCAACGTGTGTTGCATGAGTGCTAAATGAATCATGCACGGCACCAAAGTCACCTTCCCAGTTAGCTACAGTAAGAGCCATGTGACTAGCATCCATACTATGCACAAAGTTAGGGCTAATACCGCACATAAAACCACGCCTATCAGGGATATCTGTTTTCTCTCTGATAACATGTTTAAAGCGTATCTCGCCATCAAGAGTATTAAACCCGTAGCAATCTACTTTAACGGGCCTAGTACGATAGCACTCGTACACCACAGGGAAGCCGGATGGGGTTACCCATTCAATTCCCTTACCTCTGTCTGTGCCATAGTCTCTGGCCCAGTTTGTGATCTCTTGATCGGCAAGGCGCTGTAGGTATCGCATAGTATCTAGCGGTCCTGGACAGACTTCCTGGATAGCTCTGATAACTTGATTGCTTAGCTCATCGCAATCCCAAGTGCTTATGTTGTAGTCTTCAGTAAAGCCGAATTGATAGCAGTCACTGTACATAGATTCAGACATTTTCTTTTGTCCACAGCTATAAGCACGTGTCATAGCCCCACGCTTAGCAATGCCCTTACGAATATGCTTCATAGGCATTTGACGCTCTTCAAACCATTCAGGCATACGTTGAGTAAGCCGCTTAGCTACTTGTACATAAAAGTCGTTCTGTACCTCGGTAGGAACAAGGCCAACTAACTGACCTGTGTTATCGTCTTTAGACATTGCGCCTAAGTGTTGCCAGCCGTTATTAGCACCATCAATAGGTATAGGTAAGCGCGTGTAAAAGTCACCTTCAGTTTGGGAGTACTTGTACCATTCAATACAACAAGCAAGAAATGAAATAGGCTTTTCTGCTTCATGCATAAAGATTTTACGCTCACCAAACTCAACAATGCTATCTATGTTTTGTTGAGTCCACATTGCTCTATCTTCAAGAGTCATCTTGTCAACTGAAATAGTATCAAGTTCCTCTTGCTCAAGCACACTACGATAATCAGTAGTAACCCAATCAGGTATTTCATCAATACCGTAGGACTGATTATATGAACAAGCAGTATGAACGCCTAGCCAAAAGCTAGCGTTACTATCAAACAACTTTGCTCTTGCAAACAACAGTTGTCCTCGTGCTATATCAGAGCCTTGAAAGTTAAAGAAGGGTTCTGAATAATACAGCCTACCTCTATAGTCTGCATCGAGATAAAAACTAAACTCTTTATGCAACCATTTAGCTGCAATTGCCATTACCTCTTTTACTTCTCTATTCTTTGAAGCTTGCCGCTGATATAGCTTTTCGTTTTCTTTCTTGTCTTCACCATCAAATTTTTCTGACTTAATAAAAGAATCCCACTGCTGCATAATAGCAGCGTGTACATCTGGATTAACAAGCCAACGAGTTGCTTGAAGCTTGTCGATAGCCTTAACAAAAGGTGCATTAAGATAGTAAGTAAATTTCTTTTCCTTAGATTTATCCCAAGTTTTAATAACGCTTTTGTCATTTGCTTGCATTAAACTAGTAATCGGTTTAATGATTTCATCAGTCATACAAATAGTTTTGCCAGCAACTGCTTCCATTTCACCCCATTTATCAGTGGCATGGATAGTTACTGGCTTACGGCTTTTCATATGGCCTACCTGTATAGTAAGATAACCACACATTACAAAGCCTTCTATAACCAAGTCGCCTACACGAACATGATCTCTAAAGTTAACATTGTTAGCGTCCCAATTTTCGATAATGTGTTTACCAATAGCCATTGAAGCTTGGGTAATAGGCGTTTCACCTTCTGTTTTGCTACGCTTAAAACAGCGTTGCATTGTTTTTCTAGCGTAAGTAATCATGTCTTCAATTAAGAAGTCAAGCATATCAACACCATCAGTGTCAATCATACGCATAAGCTGTAAATTACGTCTAGGTTTGACTCCTAAGTCATCCCCTCTAATTTTATTCAGAAGATAGTCCTTTACGTCTTCCATCAGTTTCTCTTTTCCAAACATCTATGCCCCAAGTTGGAGCGGGTGGGTTGTAAAGTGTTCGAGTGTCACATGTTAACGGATCATAGTTTGGCTTAATTCCGACTAAAAGCTCATACTCTGCGACAGGAAACACTTCTTTAAGATGATCCATTTCATCTCGATTACATTGAACCCAAGCAATGTAGTTAGGTTCTTCTTCTATTTGTTTGTAATAGATTTGCATAGGCGTATCATGCCTTTCTCTTTAAGTATTGTAAATGACTCCATATATCGTTCGTCTGCTTTATCAACAACAACCTCTCGGATGCCAGACTGCAGGATAAGCTTAGTACACTCCATACAAGGCGCGAGCGTAGAGTAGAGTGTGGCATCCAATCCGTTGCCGCCATCACGAGATAGCTTGCAGATAGCATTAGCTTCAGCATGAATGACGTAAGGTAATGTAACCCCAGTAGTAGGATGCTTGCAGTTATTAGGAAACCCCGTAGGAGTACCGTTCCAACCCATTGAAATAATATTTCCATTTTTAACAATAACTGCTCCTACTTTAGTGTCGCTATCATAAGACATCTCGCTAACTCGTTTAGCAATGTCCATATATAAATCGTCGTATCTAGCTTGTTTTGCCGTCATTAGAGTTCTCCACGGCAGCAATAGCCTCAGACATTGGCCTGATTTTACCACCACCTTTTGAGTCAAGGTTTTGTATCTTAATCGCTTTTCTGCGAATAGATTTCTTGTAATTCATTTTGAAGCCCCTCAATTTTATTTTGGCGCATGATCGCTTTACTACGATATTGATTACGCTCATTAGTAATGTGTTTAATAGTTGCTTTAGCAAGAGCTAACTCCTGCTGAAGCAAACCTATTTGATGATACAATGCAGCCTCGCTCATGACAATACCTCAAAGTCAATTTCATTTGCGTCATGATAGCTTAACCGTGTAGTATCATGGTTGTATTTAGCGCTTTCAGCCGGACCTGTTTTGCCTGTAAAACGACTCTTTAATACAACGAAGTTAATAGTATTACGTATTTGTTCGTCTTCATTAGCCATGTCTCTTGCAAAACCAATGATGTCAAAAGAAATCTGCTTAATTGAGCCTGAGCCTTTGATATCATCCATAGAAGGAAGTTTACCTTGCTCAAAGGTTGTACCTCCACCTTGTACTTTACGGAGATGACTAATAACGCCTAACCAAATATTATGCTTCTTAGTAAGCTTAAGTAAGTCAGACATTACCTTATCAATAGCTTCATTGCCAGTATAACCTTCAGCACCCTCAGAGACTGCAATAGTAATATGGTCAAGAATAAGATATTTACAACCCATAAGAGCCATGTATTCAATCTTATCGATAAGAGACTCATCACCAACTGAACCTTGATGATCAAGCAATACTAACTTTTCTGAACCGAATACAGCACGACTAGCTTTTTCCTGCTCTTCAATTGATACATCATGTTCTTGAAGATTGCGTTCAAGTTTCATTTGAATAAACTTTTCAGCAGTATCACCAATGCTTTCTTCAAGTGATATCATACCAACTTTATCATCTGTTTTATCAAGAAGATCTAATACAATCTCTTTAATAACAGTAGACTTACCGCTACCAGTACCGCTAGTAAACAATGTAATTTCGCCGAAGCGCATACCTTTGGTTTTATTGTCAATACCACGAAGACAATCAGGATAAGCCACAGACTCAGTAGAACGTCTAGCAAGATACTGCTCCCATACAGGCTCATGGCCTACTACAATGCCAGCTGGACTGTAAGGTTGTGCATCCCAAATAGCTTGCATTACTCCATGCATACCTGTAGCTACATACAATTCACAGGGATCTTTAGCTGCACTAGTAGCAATCTTAATCTTATCAATTCCGATAATATTAGCTGCTTCTTTAATTGCCTTTTGTCCTGCAGCATCTTTATCAAAGAATAAAACTACTTCTTGAAAAGATCTGATCCATGTCCGAGCGTGAAGAAGGCTTTTAAGATTAGAAGCACTTGCAATTGATATACAGGGATAGATTTTATTATATTTATCAAGTGAAGCTTGCGCGATTGCCATCGCATCGAATTCGCCCTCCGTGATGACAAGTCGTTTTCCACCTGCATGAAAAGCGTGAACGCCGAAAGGCCAAACATCTTTAAAGTCTCCTACTGTTTTAAATTGTTTAGGTAGCGTACGTGTTTTATAGGCTACAGGATGGTGTGTATCTGCGTGATAAGGATAATTATAAGCAGTAATATTACGTTCACTGTCATAGTTAACACGTACACCATAATGTTCTGCTACTTTACGAGTAATACGCCGATCTTCTACGCCACGACAATCACCCAGATTAGCCTCAAACAATTCAAGGCTAGTATTATTAGTGTCTAGAGGCATGTCCTCTTCCTTTCCAATTTCTTTTTCATAATGGTTACATACAAAACAGTAACCGTGTCCATCATCATATAAAGTAAAGCCATCGCTGCTAGGACAAGCAGGACATTTAGTTTTACCTATTTCTTTACTCTCCGTATATTCTGCTTTCTTTGGCATATCGAGCTTCCTTCCTACGGTTTCTAGCTCTATCTGATTTAACTACTCGCTCTGCTTTCTGGTTTTTCTCAGCCAACATATCAAGTAATAGCTCATCCCATTCATCTGCCTCTGGCTCTGCCTTTTTATTAGGTATTACCTGTTGCTGTGGAATAGAATTAT